CCAATGCAAAATATACTGGTGTTTCTGATGCATGGGAATATGTATCTTTTTTTAGTTGTTTTAGATAATCACTTTTGTATATGTCAAAAGATTTATAGACACTGTTATGTCTGATTTGTTTCGCTGCCCAAGCTCCAGCCCGAACAGTTTTCCATTTATCACCAGTAGCAATAAACTCAAAACTTTTACTTCTCAACATTGCAGCTGTATAACCTGTAAGACCAGCACCTCTACCTGACCCTTCAGATGTTCCACTAGTAGTCATAGCATTATTTAAAGTAAAAACCAAATCATCACTAGACATTTCTCTTTGTAAAGGAACCATAAACCAACCACCATCACCTGATGACCACCTCTGTGCAGTTTCAAATATAACAAAATCAGAATGTTGATTTTTAAACATATTCATAGACATAGATTCTTGAGGACCTCTAACATCATCTCCTGTATATGATTGTGCTGAGTTTGCCAAGAATGTAATCAAGTCAAATGGGTGCATATTGGGTGTTACGAAATGCTTTAACCCGATTGTTCTTGCACAATAGACAGGTTTAGAGATTTTCATTTCCTTTTTCATAATATCACCAACAATACCATCATCACCACCATCAGCTTTACCACTACCGATAGTTCCTTGATATGTTTTTGATAGTCTCATTCTATCATTTGTGACCATTTCAGTAGAGCAGAAATGTAGTCTATACTCTAGATGAGATTGTGTAGTTTGTCCTTGATTAGATTCAGGCGCTATGATTTCTTCTATTTTATGGATGTATAATGGGTATCCTCTGACCGACCAATTTTTTAATCCTGCCTCGGCGGCTCCAGCAGTTTCAAAATCTAACCACAATAATTCTTCACCAATGATAAGAGCATTACGAATGAGATTGATATTGTCTCTCATTTTTAACCAACCAGTGATGCCAAGTTGTTCTATATCCTCAAATAAATGTATTTCCATAACCATTCTGGAAATATCATATAGAGAATCATCTCCGTGTTGGAGAGTACATTCTGTTATGTTAAAGGAGCCTGGGGGTGGTGAGTTGCCGTCTGCCGATCTAGTCTCGGCTATTGCCTTTAAACCTTCTACGATATCAATTGCCATTTTGCACTACTAATTTAAATTCAGATATAAATGATGTGAGATACGCCCCGTCTAATAACTTTATTTCCTTTCTATTCTGATTTAATTCAGATTCATAGACATAGTTAGTAACAGATGTTGCACTGGGTTCATCGGCCAACTCTACTTTTATTTTTGTGTTGGTATTTCCAGACTTCTGTGATATTTCATAGTGATGAATACCATTAGGATCTGCATATTTACTAATAACATAAGCCTGTAGATTGCGCTGGGACATTGGCCAATCATAGTAACGATCATAATATTGATTCAACATTAATACGATCCAATGATACTCTGATCTACCGTAGTAATCAAATGCAACACTTTCAGGAGTTTCATTTTCCTTTACTGTATATTTTGTAAATAATACATCTCTGGTTTTTACCTCAGCTCTAGCGACTACTCTTGTTAGAATGTCTGAGACTGTATGAAATATTTTATTACCAATGGCGTCATACGCAATGGTGGGAAAGTTTTCAAAATACATAATTAATATCCTGCACCATCTGCATCCATATCGGCTTGTGATAACAGTTGTACTTCTTTGAATTGAAGTGTTAGGTCTACTTGAACAGGTGCCGAGTCATCAAATACAGCAAATCTATCACCACCATAAACAACACTAACATTTGTTAAGGCACACTTAGCAATCTTGTTCATATGAGCCATAGGACGTCCACGGCTATGATATGAAATACCAAACAATTTAGGTAGTTCATATATACGCATTAAATTGCCTGCTAACTGTCTTGGTGCTGAATTTACTTTAAAAAATTTGACGATACGGCGTATCGTATCAGAATCTTCACGGGCCAAAGGTTTAAGACTGTAGTTATATGTGAAATCTCTAAATGCAGGACCTGTATAGGTGACATAGGTGTTACTAAAGTTTGCCCTACCAGAAGCACGCTGTGCGGCTGCTTCACCCATTATCATTTTACCTACAGTACCTAGAATGGCATTACCACCACCTAATGCACTTTTGCCTGCATCTTTTAATTCTTTCACAGAACTTGATAAACTCCTATTACTACTCATGGCAGTTTCTACAGCCATTTGAACTCCAGATGCAACCATTCCTACTTCCTGTTGATCCCACCCTTGTTCGTATGTTGCACCGATACCACTAGGAATAGGTAGGCATACAAATTCATGAGGACCTTCAAAGTTCATATCACTGGTACTAGACCCCACACCACCTCGCATTGTGAAAGATTCAAACATCATATAGTTGGCATTCTGACTAGTCATTCCTAAATCTGCTGGATGTACCATTACATTAAGATCAACCTTCTTCCCTGTTTGTACAGTCGTGCCTGATCCTTGATGAGCTTTCGTAGTTGATTGTATTCGTTGTTCTTCAGCTAGTTTGGCATCTTTTTCTGCCATAAACTGTTCTTTAGTTTGCGTTACCATATAAGTATTTATATGGATAATAAGAAATACTCACGGCGTAAACCTTACAAAGGTAAGTTTGTACCTATTGAGCCTGGTAAGTATAAAGGCAACCCACGAAACATTATTTACCGATCAATGTGGGAACGGCAATGTATGGTCTATTTTGACCGTAATGAGAATGTTATAGAATGGTCTAGCGAAGAAGTTGTTATACCTTATGTGTCTCCTTGGGATAATAAAATACACAGATACTATCCTGACTTTTTAGTGAAGGTGAAAAAAGGTCAAGTAATAGAGACTAGAATAATTGAAGTGAAGCCTGCTAAGTTTCTTAAACCACCAAAAGTAGGAAGAAAAAAGACCAAATCTTATCTATATGAGGTAAGAGAATGGGGCCGCAATAGTGCAAAGTGGGCTGCAGCTAAAGATTATTGTGATAAACGAGACTGGATGTTTGACGTTTGGACGGAAAAAACTTTGCGAATGTAGATAAATAGTATTGTATGAGTTTATTTACAGAGATACAAGAATCTGCTGAAGGTAGAGAACTATCGCTTAAATGGTATCAAGCGAGAGTAAGAGCGTTGGGCAAACTTAAAGGTGATATGGTAATTAGAGAAGGTAAGGCTGATGCCATGGCACAGTCTCGTCCTCAGTTCGGTATGTTGAATCTGTTTAACTACAGACCAAAAGATCCTATGAGAATTCCTTACTATGATGTGTTTCCTTTGGTTCTACCTGTTAGACGATTAAAGACTGGGTTCGCTGGTTTGAACTTGCACTATCTACCTATCCCAATGAGGGTAAAACTTCTAGAACTTATTGCTGCTGGATATGGTGATGAGACTGCACAGACTGCTGTAGTGACATGGGATAAGGTAAAGGCGTTACGATATGTGGCACCGACCATTAGACAGTATAATAAAAAGAAAGTAGGTTCTCTGTTTTTACGAATACCGCTTGATGATATGTTGATTGGTGCATTACTACCAGTACAACAGTTCTATAGTGGAGAATTTAATAGTCGTAAGAAAGTACATAATAATAAGGTGTATAAAGATTCTAGGGAAAAGATTAACTATGGCACTTGACGCATTTACTGCTAGAATAACTCAGAAAGGTTATCAGAAACAAAATAAGTATAGGGTTCAGATAAATTCTCCTAATGGAGCAATGCCACAGGCCATGACTTATTTTGCAGAAACTGTTGAAATACCAGGGCAGACTATTATTAGTAGTCCTGATGATTTGCGTTACGGTCCTACTAGAGAAATGGCTACGGCGATGAGTTATGGACCTACAAACATAACTTTCATTTGTACTCCGGGATTACCAGAACGAGAGTTTTTTACTGCATGGCAAGCAAGGATTGTTAGTAAATTTAGTTGGGAAGCTAGATATTATAATGAGTATGCTGGTAGGCAAACCCTATCAATTTATGCTTTAGATAATAATGAAAAGACAAAATATGGAGTAACATTACATGAGGTATTTCCCAAAACTGTCAGCGGCCAAAGTTTTTCTGCTGGTAGTAATGACGCATACCAAACACTAGATGTAGAATTTGCATTTAGATATTGGGAAGAAATTCCGGTAGGTGGCGGCCCCGCCGGGCGATATGATTGAAACTATATTAAAGGAGAATTGAAAATATTATGAGTTTACCAGTAATTAATACACCAACATATGAGTTGGAAGTTCCTTCTACGAAGGTGAAATTGAAATACAGACCATTTTTGGTTAAAGAGGAAAAGATTCTATTGATAGCAATGGAAGAAGAAGATCAGAAACATATGGTGAATGCTGTCCGAACGATAGTAGACAACTGTACGTTTAAGACTATTAAAGTTAATAAGATGCCTATGTTTGATTTGGAGTATGTGTTTCTTAACATACGAGCCAAATCAGTGGGTGAGGTTGCATCAGTGAAGGTGCTGTGTGATGATGATAAGGAAACGTATGTAGATATTGATATACCCTTAGAGGAAATTCAAGTTAAATTTCATAAAGATCATACTAACTTGATAGATTTGACAGATGATATTAAGATAGAGATGTCATACCCAACATTTGAAATGATTGATTCTTTTGAGTCAGAAAATACAAAGGCTATATTTGATCTGATGGGTAAGTGTGTAGAACGAGTAATTGATGGGGAGACTATCCACGAACGAGCGGATTTTAATAAAAAAGAATTAACAGATTTTCTTGATAGTTTGAATACTAAACAATTTGCTGAGATGCAGAAGTTTTTTGAAACAATGCCTAAATTGAGTCACGAAATAGAGTTTACTAATCCAAACACTAAAAAGAAACATAAGAAAACATTGGAGGGCCTTAACAGTTTTTTCGTATAGCTCTTTCTCACGATAGTTTAGAGCATCATATAAAATTGAACTTTGGTTTAATGCAACACCACAAATATTCGTATTCAGATTTGATGGATATGTTGCCTTGGGAAAGAA